TTTTTGAAGCACGAAAATGAAGTTATTCACAGCATACAAAACAGCTACCGGGGAGATACTCAGAACAGGCTCTTGTGCCGATTCTGACTTTGAACTCCAAGTGCAAGAAGGCGAAACCGTCATCGAAGGTACAGCTAATGATATAACTCAATATATAGACGAAGGAGTGATTACAGACTACACCGAAGAGCAATTATTAGCAAAATCCAGTACTCCTTACGGCTATGTCTGGGATAACCTGACAATGACCGCTGTTAAGCATCTTGATGATGCAGATATCTCTACAGTATTAGCTGCACGAGCAAGAGCAAAAAGAAACAAAATGCTCACGGACTGCGACTGGACTCAGACAGATGACCAAACGCCGGCGACAAAGGGGAAATTCCGAGCATTCCGGCAGGAGTTACGAGACGTGACGAAACAGGCAGGATTCCCGAACGCCATCAACTGGCCAATTCCGCCCACATAGCAGAGACGAAAAATCGCCCTCCTTTATTTGTCGTGTTATCCTTTATCGTGCAAGAAAATGGAAATCACGACAGACATTTCTCCTCAACCATAACAAAAAGAGAACATGACACAAGGCGATCTAACACAAGAAAAAGAATCTGTCTCTAACAATTTTATAGGCATAGGCGGAATAACCGAGGAACAGCATGCCAACACAGGTTTTGTAAAGGTGACAGGAAAATGTGAAGTTATCCTGACAGACGCAGACGGTAAAGTTGTGCATGAAGAAACTTACAACAACATCATTACAAGTGCAGGGAAAGCCGCTATCGCAGGCCTTGTCGGGAACACAGGGGGCTTAACCGCGTTTTCCTACCTCGCAGTTGGCACAAGCGCCACGACTCCCGTGGTTGGCGATACAGCGTTAGGTGGAGAGATCTCTACAAATGGCCTTGGAAGAGCATCCGGCACCGTTACAAGACAGACAACAACCTACACAAACGATACGCTTAAGATCGCTTACACATGGACAGCGTCAGGGGCAAGCACGGTCCAGGAAGCCGGAATCCTGAATGCTGCAAGTGCGGGCACGCTGCTTAGCCATTTACTTATCGGCCCAGTAACGACAAGCAATGGATTCCAGTTGACCTTGAACTACACGGTTCAGTTCTCGTAAGGAGGTAAAGAGTGTCCATCTCCTATATAGCGGGTTCGAGCGGATCAACAAATGTAGGCACGATTATCATGTCGTACCCTGCTGGGGCTTCATCAGGGCATCTGGCGATTATGGTTGTCTCCAACAACTCGATAACGACACCATCGGGATGGACACTCCTCGCAACAGGGACTAATGGGGCTGTTTTTTACCAAACAGTATCCTCTACGTCAAACTTCAACATTACGGTCAGTTCTGCCGCAACGGCATCAATGTCCGCTTTCAGCGGTGCGGCAATGGGCACGTATGCAACGGGGACACAAACAGGACCGATATTAACGGGATTAAGCTCAACGGATGTTTGTATTGCCGCGATAGGGAATAACACGATAACATCCCCATCAACACCGGCAGGATATACTTCATCAAATACCCGTAGTAATGCTTCAGGCCGATCTTCTGGCGTTTTTTACAAAACATCTCCGTCATCATCAGAGACACCCGGTAGCTTTGGTAGCATGTCAGCTACTGCATCGACCTTTACAATACAGATAACGTCGACAGGGTCCGGAACTGATACAGAGAACCCGGCAGATACATCATCTTCTTCGGATGCATCTGGCGTTATAGCCGAAATAAGCCCTTTAGAGTTTACAAGCGGAGCGGACGTTTCTGGTATTATCGCAGTTCCTGTAACGTCTGATTCATCAAGCTCTTTTGATACTGCAGGCCTGCAAGCAGCAATACCGAGAATAGAGTCTTCAATTGCTGCTGATAATTCAAATGTTATCGTATCACTGAATGCTGCGGATTCTTCCACAGCTTCAGATATCGCATCATACCCCATTTTCCCGTCTGATTCTTCTTCAGTCGCTGATCTTGCTATTGTTTTTTCTGCAAGTACGCCATCGGATACGTCTTCTGCCGTTGATTCTATTGGGGTCATCATTTCAACAGTAGTAATAGACGCTGGATCTGTTTCAGATGCAGCGTCTCAAGTGGCGGTCATAATACCAAAACAAGATACTGCCTCCGGAACAGAATCTGCAGGGTTGGCAGTTTCAGCAATATCCGCTGAATCATCATTAACGGCAGATGCAACGAATATTGCAATATCTGTTAAAGCGACTGATTCTGAATCTGCGCTTGATGCAGTATCAACATCTAATTCATCAACAATATCCCCATCAGACTCTTCTTCAGAGTTTGATGTTGTCGGCACAATTGTATCGGCTTCCGCTTTAGACACATCAACCTCTTCCGATTCTGCCGGAGTTTTCGTTACAGCAGGACTTGCAGAATCGATTTCGGCAAGTGAGTTGGCGCAGGTATATGCTATAACTTTAAAGCAAGAAAGTATTACTACTGGCGATGCTTCTGGATTGCAAGCGGCAATATCTCCAATAGATATATCCTCATCTTATGATTTCGCGTCATCATCGAATCAATCGATACTGTCCACATCGGATGCGTCGTCGTCAACAGACAATTCGTTTATATCGACGACGGTTTCTATATCGGAAAATGCGGCATCTTCTGAAAATATAACAACGGCAATAGCGATATCAGCTTATGATTCTGTAACAGCCGTCAACTCCATATTATCTACAAGCGCGTTATCTGCCTCCGATATATCCACAAGTATAGATAAGGCATCAGGGACATTTCCTGCACTTGGAGTTGATGTCATTATATCGGTATTCCCAACAATAGAGTTTATCAGATATGGCGACATCGTGACTGAGCTTTTAGACATTGCATGCTACAAAAAAGACTATGTGTCAATTATAAACGATACACCACAGGATCACATAGACTTTGGTTTAACTGCTATAAAAGAGTTTATCAATCAAAGCGTTACAGCGCTATAATAGGCAATATATGTATTTAGGCACGGCTGTATTACTTAGCTCAGTTGTTACTATCACGGGAGGATATTCTCCGTCATCAGTACTGGTATCTATATTGGCGCCAGACGGCACAAAACCAATCTCGAACATGCCGGCAACTTTTAACTCCACAACAAACCGCTGGCAATATATTTATCAAAGCGGAGCAAATGGCTCTGGTGAATACCGCGTGCAATGGAAAGCTGTATATGGGGAAAATACTGGGTTAATAGAGTCTGGTTTTGTTTTGATGGATACAAGCATATAAACAATAGAAAAAAATGACACATAAAACACTTGCAGGATATTCTGATATAGAACCGATTTTCCCGGAGTTCGCATGGCCAGAGGGAGTATAATGGACAAATTCAACATCTACGGATTGCTTCTGAGCGGATTGGCGGGAACGATAACAAGCATTCTGCACGCAATCAAGCGAGGAGTAAAGCATTCGTGGCGTAAAATTCTACTGCAGTTTTTGGTAGGAGCCTGTGCGGTTTATCCTGCATACCTCGTCGGCAACATTTTCCATCTCGACAAGGATATGCTGCTGGTGATCGGCTACCTGGCAGGATTACTCGGCGATCGGGTTATTCAGGAGATCTACCGGAGAGAGCAGGATATCTACACCTTTTTTGTAGGGGACAGGATTAAACGAGAATTAAAGGATAATGATTAACAGCAGGAAGATCGAGGATCTCCATCCTCACGTCCAAGCGCTCTGCGAGAAGTTTATCGCTGAATGCAAGAAATCGCACGTCGATATCCTTATAACCAGCACCTACCGAGACATTAAAGCGCAGAACGCACTCTACGCTCAAGGCAGAACTATCCCTGGCAATATTGTAACTGATGCTCGTGGCGGACAAAGCTATCATCAATATCATGTTGCGTTTGATACTGTACCAGTCAGAAACGGCAAGCCTCAGTGGGATGATGAGCAACTGTGGTTAAGCATTGGGCATATAGGAAAATCCTGTGGTCTTGAGTGGGCTGGAGACTGGATTCATTTTAAAGAAAAACCTCACTTCCAATTCACAGCAGGGCTGAAGCTTTCTGACTTCCAAAAAGGGAAAACACTCCCCAATTAACCAGGGTAAAAACAAGCCATGATCACTACACCATTTCAACCATTAGGCAATACCGTAGCAATCGCTGCGGGCACGACCGCAGGCCTCGGTTTGCAGGTCAACAACTCAGCAGCGGCAAGACTTTCACAGCAGCACAGGATCTATAACGCCAACACCGTCGTGTCTTTTGTTGGCATCGGACTCACTCCAGCATTAGCCCAGGCCGCGGCAGTGATCCCGACAACAGGCG